CCTTTTGGTTCCCTTCCGGCGTTAGGCAAAGCGTCGGTCGTAGTTCAATGTGCGCGCGTGGCGCGGCGATTCGGCGTTTCCCTTCGGGGTCTTGTTGCTTTCGTTCGTGTCTTGCTCCGTAGTTCGCCCAAATTGGTTGCTCTTTTTGGTCTTATTGCGGGGCCCGCGCTATTGCCTTTCCTGGTCCGCCTTCGCGAGGGCGGCAGGGATGATCAAGTGGAGTTTCCGGACATGGGGCATCCGGAGACGATTCGCGGTGTGGTGACTTCTAGCATCACGGAGGTTTCGACCTTCAGACTCCGACGTAGGATGAAGTGGGTCTGTCGACTGCAAGACAGACTTGGTGGTGGAACCGGGCTGGTTGCCCGGTTTGTGAGAGGGCGGTGGACACCAGACCTCCCCTCTCGCGAATCGGACCCAGTTGTCGATTTCGCTGCCAGCTTCACTCCTTCAGGAGTAAGGGTACTTGGTGGTGGTACCTGTCCCAGTGTGAAAGAGGATGCTCAGGAGCAGATTTATCTGCATTTGAGGATGAATGACGGTTCTGATCTGACCGTCTTCCCTGAGCTGGTGGCGATGTTGCAGGTGTACGCGGGCTTTCGTGCCCGGGTCCCTGCGACGTTGGAGTCACTCAAGCACCGCGCCATTTCTTGGTGTCGCGACTCCGGTCTATCCTGGCCGGATGCTTGTGCTGGCTTTCATGGCAGCGTTGCCTTGGGTTTTGTGCCTTCGGGTGCGGAACTTGCGGCCCGCGCTGTCGTGAACACCTCAATCTTCACCCCTAGTAACTAGGACAAGGCCGTCGTCTGCGAGGGGCACTGTTGCGGAGTTTCCAAACTACCTATCCGTGACGATGCCTTCCTGAACATCGTAGGTGACGTGCCTTGTACTAGTTCTAGGAGGATCATGCAAACGGCACTGATAACGGCTTTGCCTGGCACTTGGGTGCCCGCCGTCCATTCAGTCTGCCACCACAATGAGGTCGCCGCCCTTTTGAAGCGATCTCTTGGTCCCACTCCCTACGCGGCCCTTGAAGCTCGCGGACCTGTGCTCGATGGTTTTAGAATCATCCGCAGGGCTGCTTCAAGGTTTGGCGCGCCAAGCTGGGGACTACTCGAGACTGCGCAAGCTTACAAGGGGTCAATGCGCAGGAGGTACCTTGAGGCACATAGGTCGATGATGGAAGATGGTCCGTTAACTGCGAAGGATTATCTTCTTAAGGCGTTTGTGAAGGCGGAGAAGGTTGAGGGCTGGAAACTCGCGAAGCCGAGGATGATCTTTCCCAGATCTCCTAGGTATAATCTAGCACTCGCGTCTCGGCTGAAGCCCTTGGAGCACTGGCTTTGGAGCAATCTCAAGTCAAGGGCGTTCTCTGGTATCGGAAACTCGAGGGTGGTGGCGAAGGGTCTCAATCAAGTTGAGAGGGCCAATCTCATTCGACGCAAGATGCGCGAGGTGGGTGAGGCGGTGGTTTTTGAGGTGGATGGTGCCGCCTTCGAAGCACATGTTGATGTTTGGCAGTTGGTTCAGGAACACACTGTTTATGGAGCCGCCTTCCCTGGTGACAGGGAGTTGTTGAAGCTCTTAAGCAAACAATTGTCAAACAAGGGTGTCACACAGTGTGGTGTGAAGTTTGGGAGAGACGGCGGGAGAGCGAGCGGTGACGTCAACACTGGTATGGGTAACTCCATTGTCATGTTGGCCGTTGTCTTCGGAACCATGTCCAGTTTCAGCGGGGTTCGCTGGGATGTCTTGGTCGACGGAGACAATGCGTTGCTGTTCGTGGAGCCCACCCGTGCGTCGATCGTGCACGCAAACTTCGCAGCTGCTGCCCTTAGGATCTCCGGCCATGAGATGGTTTTGGAGCGTCCTGTCACCTGTGTGGAGGAGGTTAGGTTTGGGCGCTCAGCACCCATCAAAACAGCACGGGGTTGGAAGATGGTTTGTGACTATACGCGCGTTCTCAGCTGCAGAGCGTCTAGTCATCAGCATCTTCACGAACCCAAGTTCGCTCGCGAATTTCTCCACGGGGTTTCCCTGTGTGAGTCTGTGTTGTCCGATGGTGTGCCTGTTCTGTGGGCCTATGCCAATCACCTCCGAGACCAGACCGCGCTCACCTCTGCGCCCAGGCTCGAGCACCTGGGTGAGTTTGAGATGAAGGGTGTGGACCTCTCACGGTTGGGACTCAGGGCCACGGAACCCGATTGGGAATCCCGACAGTCGTTCCACAGGGCATTTGGTGTTTGTCCCCAGGAGCAGCTGGAGCTGGAGGCTAGGGTGCGGGAGGCGCGGGTTGGTTACCAGCGCTCTGATCCTGTCCAGTCTTCTCAGTGGTACGGATTTCCTTTCGAGTGATGTGGCCTGTCGTTTGCTCGGTAAGTCGCCTGTTGGCGCATGTTGTGTGACTGTCGTTCCGCAGAAATGCGGCAGGGTAGTTCATGGCGTCAGGTGTTCGGTGGTGAAAGTGTCTGCGGCCTACTCCATGGTTGTATTAGCGCGATGACACACACCCTTGTTACCACCCCGGAGTTGGGTGTTGACTTGGCCTGGCTGCAGTGTTACCCTCGCGTGGGGGGCCTTGTGCGATTAGTCGCTGGCCCGCCCCTTGGTCCGCGCCCCTTTGATGGGGTAGTAGTTGTACCATCGTCGGCTGTCAGAAGGGTATCGGCGGTGATGGCGACCTTGGGTCCTCTGTTGGGTTGTGAAATCTCCGGGCTTTTGGGCCCTTGGTCTTGGGTTGCGTCTAAGCGCTCATCTTGACCTAGCACATTGGCGTGTGTGGAGTCGCCCAGAGGAATCACCCTTGGTTGCTGCCACTTAACAGATTGTCATTTGTCCCGGAGGGTCCGGGGGTGACCCCGGTAGTCGATACCACTGGCGATGGGAGGATACTTTGGTATTTCCGCTTGGCGAAAGGGACCTTTGGGTGTATTGTCCAGTTCCGAAAGGACTGGCCTCCTTCTTGTGGCGTGCAGGTAAAGCATCGTGTTGTTTGCAGGGGCCTCGACCTCTGCCGAGGGTTGTTGTCAGGGCCAACCGCCTAACCCCTGACCCTCCACGGTCCCATCACCCGTGGTCGCAGGTAGTG